GTATTGCTCCTACCACCTATCCGAATGTAATTACGGGGAGAAAAAAAATAATAGGTGTGTAGGTAGCAAAGTATCGGGGGCTGCGCATCCGTGTAACGCAGAGTACCATTGCATTAAGTACCATGCAAGTTCAAGCTTGGAAGTATAGCTGGCACCAACGTGTTGGCACGCGTCCGACTGAGCAGAATGCAGAAGTTTTCCGCAGTTATGTGGAAGACGCATATGCATGTTTAGAGGAGAATAATCCTCTTCAACCTGCAACATACATTTATAGCGAAGTGCGTAAGCTGTGTCATCCAGCGTATTTCTTCCAAGTTGTAAGCGAAATGCGAAGCGAAAAGCTGAGCATGCGCGTTTACACAAACGAGGAAGGACTGAAGCTTATTGTTATTCATAAGGTGAGCTGAAGGTTACCTCTTCCCCTGGACAACCAGGGGTTTTATGTAGCCCTCAATACATATTAATAATGCTTATATAAATGTATATCGCGCCCAAATCCGGGTAACCCCTTCCAGCGCAGTACTTCTCAAACTAAGACTGTTGTCTGGAAGGTTTTGAGTATTCGTCTAGCTGATGGACGTTAAACCGTAGCTGCTTCAGCGGAGATAAGCACCGCACCAATCCAACTTAACACATGTCAATGATTAAGAACTGTACCGTTGTGGTCTCCAACGGCAATGTCGTTGGTATGCATCCAACTGAAGAATTGGCTAACGCACAAGCTTTACAACTGGCTGAAGAATGGCAGGCTCATGCAGACTGCGGTTCTGAGGTGCCAGCACCAATGATTGCTGTGTTGTCATTCAATTCGTGGATGCAACTGAAAGACATGGCGCTGGAATTTTGATTCTTGCACTTTCCCTTGGGTAACCAAGGGTTTCTGCAGGATTCATTCCTGCTTGTTTATTACATTCAACATGACTGCACTTCACATTCGCCGTAATTTACTTGAGCTGCTGTCTTTAACAGGCAATGCGGTTAATCAAGTTCAATTACCTGGAGGCAACACAGTTGCTGACAAAGTTCTTGAGTATCGCATTCGAGCAGCAGCGTTACTAATTCCTAAGGGATCATCGATCCACGTTGAATAACAGGCGTGCTGCCGGGGGATTTGATCCCCCATTCAACATTGCCTTCAGCGGAGATAGGCACCGCACTACAACTCAGCACCATGAACATTACCTACGGTCAATTGTTTGAATTCATGGCTACCTTTACAAACCAACAACTTGATGATGCTCAAATCATCGCATATAACCTTCACGACAAACTAGGAAGAACGTACAACCAATGTCTGGTTGACATTCTTGTTGAAATACGCAAGGAAGAATTAGCAAGCTAATCCGTACAAGCGGGTGACCAGGTGCAAACCCTGGTCCAGTTATTGCCTCCAGCGGAGATGGGCACCGCACTGCAACTCAACACCATGCTTGAACTTACTTGGACAGAAGCTGACTTCCTCATGCATTGCATTGAGGTGTTTGCTAATGGTGACAAAGAATATTCTTTCAATTCTGCTGCTGATGACAAAGAACTTTCTTTGAATATGCAACAAATTGATAGTTTATTTCTACGTATTCAAGATGCTCGTTCTTATGCAAAGAACGTGGATTATGAACAGTGGTTAGAAACAAACGGTTTTAATTGATTGTTATAACTAACAAACTGATCCGTCAAAGCGGGAGGCAGGGTGCAATCTCCTGCCCAGTTATTGCCAGGTAACACTGGCATTAATCCACACCATCAGGACTCAACCATGACTCCTAAAGCTGTTGAACATTTGTTGACACAAGATGCTCGTCTGCTTGCCAGACGAGATTCCCCTGTCATTGATCAAGAACTTGAAGAGCAGCGTCAAGCTGCGTTAGAAGTGTTCTTCAAATGGCAAGATCATGCTTGTCAATTTCAAGACGTTCTGCCGTTCTGTGTTGTACTCCAACGAAAAGTAGAACTCAACCGAGATCTGCTTCGTTGGGAAGAACAGAACGCTGTCTGATTCCTGCACTCAACCCTTCCGTTGATACAAATTTGTATCGAGCGGTGGGTTTTCTGCAGGATTCACTCCTGCTAGTCCCCTACTTTACATCAAAGCCCATGGCTTACGCTGATTTTCAGACCATCACCCTCCTTGGTCGCATTGCCGACCTCAAGTCTTTTGAGACTACGGACGGACGGACTTGCTTGGCTGTTACCTTGTACCACCGCATTTCTGAAAATGCTGTTGTCACTGTCAAGTTTCTAAACAGCAACGGATTGTTAACTGCTTTTGTCAACGACAATCTTGTTGTTGGTCAAGAGTTGACAGTCACCGGTAAGATCCAAGGAATTCGAGCGTTCTACACGAATGACGATGAGCTTGTCCCTCTCAAGCAACCGGAGTTTCAACTGCGGGTAATAGATTATGCCTTTGGTTCCAAGCCTCAACCCAAGGCTGAACCCAAAGCAGAAACCAAGACGGCTACTAAGAAGAAGGCAACGCCTGATCTTGAGCTGGTTGAAGTCTGATTACAGACACAGGTAACTCCTGCACTCAACCCTTCCGCAAAGTACTTATGTACTACTGCGGTGGGTTTTCTGCAGGACTTAACATCCTGCACACCACTGTTTACATCTAACATTTCACATGAAACGAATTGTCAAACTTGGTGCTAACAAGTTTATTCAACTTGATTCTTATGGGTCTCAACATGAGACGCCCGTAGCCAACTTCTTTGTTGGTTTATTTGTTATCGCCATTGCTGCAATCACAATTGGCGGTGCATTAGGCGTCGACATCACCAAGATCAACACTACGCAACCTCAACATGAAACGCGCTGAAAAAACACAGCTCATCGAAGATCGGGTCGCCGGTCTTATCGATGCGCTGGAAAAGAACTTTCGCAAGCAGCATCCACAACGTGAAGAATGTCCTGACTACTTGAGCCACGAGCTTGTTCGTGGTACCAAGTATTACAAGATCGTTCAGCTTACGAACTCTGGTGCTGGGCATGTCGGACGTTCAGTCCATGCATTTGTCTCACGTGAGACAGGTGCAGTATACAAGCCCGCCAGTTGGAAGGCGCCAGCTCAACACGTTCGTTATCAACTGCTGGACGATACCTCTTACGAAGCCTGTGTCGACAACGCTGATTGGGCGGGTACTTATCTTTATATGAGGTAACGCTACATCTAGTGCTTTGTTCAAAGCCCTGTCCACATCTGGGACTTGCGCATCGTTTTGACCAGGCTATGATCCATTCGCTACCTATTCAATCCCATGGAAGCACTCTCTCAACTTGATGTCCAAAACCCAGACCATGTCTCCGTCATTACTCGTGACGGCAAGCTGACGGTCTCCGTAATCAAGGATGGCGCCTCAGTCACCCTTGGTTTCCCCGTCAAGATGCCATGGTCTTCTACTTCCCCCAAACCCCTGCAACAGCAGTCGCTACCAGAGACCAAGGCTGTTCAGGTTCCAGGTAATGTCCGTTTGCTGACCAAGAAGGTTCGCCGTTCACCCATTGGAAATGCAAAGCTAACCTTTGCCTTCGCCAAGGAAATCAAAGCAATGCTTGCAGATCCAACGGTGATGACAGCCTTCAGAAGCAAACAACAAGCCTATGAAACGATTGGCAAAAAGTTCAACGTTTCGTACCATACAATCTCCAACATTCACAAAGGATTGGCATGGAGAACAGCTTAGTCCATTAGTACATCAGTACTTTAATTAACCTGGGCAGCACCGACGCCAACTAGGTGCGTAAGTCCCAGGCTTTACTACTCATACCTTGAGTGGTACCACTCACATCCTGAGTACCTACACCAATTCAAACCATGACTCAACTCGACAACAACTACAACGCTGACTTGCTTGATTTCATGGCTGACATGGCCTATGAACAAGAGCAAGCCATGCGTGAATCAGATCAATCTGAATGGGCTCTCATAGAACATGATGGTGCATTCATTGGATTCAACGTAACCAACGCTGAGGAATACGATGACGAAAGCTAAGCAAGACTATGACATCATCATTGTCATTATCACATTCACTTCAATCCTTACTACGGAACTAATCTCATGCTTCATCCAGAAACCCAAGCCATTGCCAAAGCCTTTGGCTACACACCGTTTTCGGAAGCCGACTTACAGGAACAATTCCAAGCCGAAGTCAACTACGACGGCAAGCAAGGCGAACGTCCGAAGAACGGCAGTGTCTTACCGCAACAAGCAAGGTATCCTCCGGTGCTACTGGATTCCAAAGTATGGCGACAAAGAACTAATGGGATGGTACGATGTCCCATCCAACGAAGACATTGAAGAATGGGCGTTCGACTCAGTCGCGTTCACACCGGACGACGAGGAGGTAGAACCAGACCATCCTGATTCTTGGCTCAGAATCCTTGGCATGATTTGAAGTATTGTCTAAGGTTTCAAAACAGCCAATACTACAAACGTATTGATTGTTTTTCTAATACAGCAACATGCAAGTCGACAATTCAGCACCGCTTAGCCTCAGCATTAATCAACGCAATCTTTACTTGTACTATTTGAATCATAGGAAGAAACACAAGAACGTTCCTTGTTTTGTTCCAAAGATTCCAGTCCAAGGGAATCGAATGGCTGATTACATGCGTACTATCGAAAGCTTGGAGGAGAAACAACTTATTCGTGTGGATCGCAGCAGCGATAACTACACGGGCTGGATCATCCTTGATCCTAAGTCCACATAAGTTTTGCTTATGTTTACATAGCTTATTCCTCCATAACTAGGAGGCTAAGCTTATCAATCAACCCACACAATACCATGGAACAAAACGAGTATGCCTCACGTACACCAAGCCTTGACTATCCTTCAAGATGTTATGGCACGTGAAGCGAAGCGGCACCAAGTGGACCAGCATCTTACGCCGTCCATCTCTTGTTTACTTGAAGAGGAAATTATTCCAATGCTTGTAAACTACCTTGATGCTGACTTTGATTTAGATGCAGCTAACAACGGAACACGCAAGGATTAGTAGCAATACAACCATCCTTTAGCCAGTGTTTTAAATCTTTAATCGTTTCATTGAACTAACACGCAACACCATGTCACAAACCGAACTTCACTTTGAACCAACTGTGTACCAACGCCCAGATGGTAATCAAATAACTTTTGAAATGCGCGAAGAACGTCGCATTGATCTAATCCTTAAGGAACTCAGTGCCATTTACCAGCGCGAAGACAAGCGCGACTGGCCTGACAAGACACTTCCTTATGAAGCTCCAGAGCTGATCTTGGAAGCTATCGGCTTGCTCGAGCGAGCAACTGAGTGGGGCGAACCAACGGACGATGAGTTGGGTGGGGAACCACCACTGACTGCTGATGAGATGCACACTGCTGCATGGAAAGAACATCAGGAAGCTCATCGTTAACACTTCCCTGACAGACACACCGCAGAGGAGTACCAGGGGGGAACCTTATCTTCTATCTAGATCAAACTAATGTTTATTCCTTTTCATTCCCTGCTACACTTCACTGTCTACTCCATTCAATCCCAATGACTGACAACACTCCTCGCATTCCAGACTCCATTGACCTTGAACGTTTATCCGCTATGCAACTCGTAGCAAAAATGAAGGAATCAGCCGACAAGCTTGGCATCGGCTTCGTTGGTGGATTCATTGCACCCAACGGAGAAAAGTTCATGATGTCCAACATGTCTGATGAAGACACTCAAATGCTTTTGCCTGAGGATCTCAAATGACTGATGATCGTGAGTCAATGATTGACGAAGTCATTGACAAGTTTAAATTTGAGCGTGTCCTTATTGCCATGACAGCACTTGACTGGCAGTGGCAAACAACCGAAGGTAATGGGCACGCAGTACCAACCTTGGTGAAGCTCAAAGCAATGGCACGCCACTTGCTAAGAGAATCCATCAACAACAAAGTAGTTGGCTCTGGTGGATTCGAAGCTCGTTACCATCCCAAGGTTGATGATGAACCTGAGTACTTTGTATTGAAATTCATTCTTGATCACGCAGATTCCTACGATGACTAAACAAATCATTTACAAAGAAATCATTCAAATTAATGGACGTGAATACACAGTAACAACCTGTGATTATTCTGATTCTGTTAATGAATTGATTCAAAATCAAATTATTGAAAACAACAATCAAGAAATTATCAATCACATCGTTGATGACATTGTTAATTCACAATGACTAAACGCTCAGCCTTTAACTTTGACAAGACCATTGCTGGGTTCAACATTACAGAACGCGGCATTAAATCGTTTACCAAATCAATTAGGCTTGGTCCTATCCAGCTAACGTTCAACGGACGTGAGTCTGGTGTGCGTGGATCAATTAGTATTCCAGGCACAGGATTAAGCAAACGAAATATTAAATTATTCTGAAGATTCGTCCTGGGTATGACGTTAAACTGCCTACGTTCTATTGCAATTCAATTCATGAATCAAGCTCAGCTCACTACCATGATCTGCCTCATGCAGTCCCATGGTGGTTCATTTGTTAATGCTGTTGCACAAGCATTGCGCGTTGCAGATCCAGTGAATCGTCAACGTTTGCTTGACGCATTCCCTGATCTTGTAAAGAAGTATGGTCCTACGTCTGAATTCATGAAACCCAGACAACTCACGGAGGTTTGATCCATGTCTGTTGTTGTTATTGAAGACACATTCATTGACGGTACCAATGTCACAGTTACAGCAGTGGTGGAGGACATGCGCCTCCTTTATCGAGCAACACATTTCGAACCTGAAGAGTGGTGTCCTGCACTTTGCCAGACAACTTTCTCAGTGGATCCAGATGAACAAATCCCTACTGATGAAGATGGGTTCTGTTCTTATCTTGATTCACTCGATCTTGACTGGCAACTCGTCGACACCTCTGACTACGCTGTAGACTAACCAACCGTCCTGAGCATGACGTTAAACTGCTCATTACTACGAACTCAACTCCAAACTAATCATGCAGTTTCAATTACCATCCAACCTGCAGACTGAGCTGATTGCGTATGACCCACAGCTCAAAGCATTGGCTCGTCAACAACGTGCTGACAAACCAAACACCAAGAAATCCAAGCATCCACTTGGTAACATTCCGCACTTGATTCCGTACAACATTGTGCGTGAATCACTGCAGCAAGATGCAATCGACAACATCAATTCCAACACAGCACGTTATCGATTCCAGAAATTTACGACGCCTGTGGATGTGGCAACTCCGCAGGCACGTCTTGCAATTAAAGCTATTCTCTATCACTACGAACAATGTTGGTACGCCGCATGGCTACCAAACAAAAACGAAAACTATGTGTATGGTTACGCTATTGCATTCAAAGACAATGCAACCACGCGCAAAGTTCTAGCTCGTAACATTCTCAACAAGATTGAGGAATGTTCAGAAGTTAGCGTTGGTCGTACCAAGTATTACATCTATCGCAAAGAAGTAACCAAGCAAGACATTGTTGCTGGCATGACTGATCATCATTGGCGTGCATATCATCTTGCCAGTTACTACGAAAAGAGTCGGGACATCGCTCCAGTGGTGGATGAATTTCGCACTGAACTGCAGCGATCCATTCCCGTCTGGGATGATCACCGCGAACTATTCTCTCGTTTGCGTTGCACAGAAATCTGGCAAGCATTGGAAATCAACAAAGACTTGATTCCAGAACACAAACGTGTGGGCTGGGAACTAACTGTTGATAACTTGCTGGAAGCAATCAACAGACGCGTTGAAGTTTACGGTGATCCAGCTACCTATCGAGATCTTGAACTTTCATACATCGTTAAACATTCACGTGTATTCAATACACCATTCTTCCGTAAGTGGATGCAACAAGAACTCAATACTTGTATTGCTCATTACAACGATCCAAACAATCGTCGACACAAAGATGTCATACGCGGTCTAAGGCGTATCGTCAAACTTGCTCAGTCCATTCGTTATGTTGAACTCATTTGGCCTGATTGCCCAATTGATTATTACCAAAGCAACATTGAACTATTGTTGATGGTTCGGTTAAATAATTATCCAAGCGAACGCTGCACTGAATGGCTGCGTCAACACATGCCCGTTGCTTCTTTCTTCCACATTCTTAACAAGTACGCTGAAGAAAATGCAAGCGATCCACGGGAGCGTATGCGTGGCATCAGTGAAGACACCGGTCTTAACGTACTGTGGTTCACAGAATGGAACGACACACTATCAATGCTGATCCGCATTCTTAATGCAGGCAATACCATTGATCCACCTAAGCGTTGGCGTTTGGTTGAGTTCCATGATTATGTACAAGCTGAATCATGGAAGATTCAGAATCCCAACGAGAAGTTGCCACAGGATTTGTTTCCAGAACCAATCAAGCTGCAACACAACAACAAGTCATGGTCATTCTTCCAGCCGCATGACACCCATCAGCTAGCCATGTGGGGTCAAGCCGTACGCAATTGCGTTGGCTCTGCCTCTGGTTATGCTGAGGGTGTACGCAAGAAACAACACTTCATTGTGTTGTGCATGCTGGATGGTAAGCCTCAGTTCACCATCCAACTCAAGGTGAGTAATGGCATGATGTCCGTTGATCAAATCAAAGGACTGTGCAATTCCAATCTGACGATGGATCAGAAGGATGAATACACGGAAGTGTTCCGTCTTGCTTTGCAAGCACGGGAAGAAACGCTAAAGTCGTAGCGCCGAGCCCAGGTTGACCAGCCTTAGCCTCGATACTAGGGCTGGTCTTTTACCATGACAAACGACTACACCGATGATCAACTCCTGGCCATGGCCATGGCAAACATTGGTGAATTTATTCATGACAATTCACCACACTACGTTTTAATTGAAGAAGATCCTCGCAATGAGGATGATTACGACACGTGGGATTATGGTTGTGAACCATTGCCTCACGATCACACTTGGCATTCAACTTCCATTGAAGTTGATGTAAGTCCAAGTGCGCCCGAGTAGCCCAGCGGCAGTAGGCAAACGACTTAAAATCGATTCCAGCGTGAGTTCGCATCTCACCTTCTGGTACCAATTCAATCCGCTGTTCACCACCACCCAATTTATTCCGATGCAACCCGTAGCAACTTACCAAAACGCTCAAACAGTTTCTGTTTTTCAAACTCAAGAATACTTTGAAGTTGCAGTCGAAGACTGCTATGGCATTACACAATCAATTAAATTACCTCGCAACGTATTGTTATCAAAGAAAACAAACAGTGTACCACCAGAAACAAAAGAAGAGCCATTGGCAGTATCAACAGAACTAAAGCCTAAGCAGTCAATTGTTCGTATTGATAGAACTGAAGACGGCCGTCAAATTGAAATTAGAAACGAACCAAAGTTACCCGTCTTCCAAGGGCTGAGCCGTCGGGTAGAAAAAAGCCTTTGATGCGTGGCTTTGAAGCAAAGCTAACAAAATCTCAAGTGATAGAGATTAAAGCTTTGTTAAACGATCCAAAGTTTATGTCTACATATTCATCTTGTTACAAAGCGTATAAAGATTTGGGGTAAGCCTACAAGGTTACTTACATGTGTATCCAGTTAATCCATAAAGGTGTTACCTGGAAACACGTTTGATTGGCTGGGCATCCGTAAGGTGTAAGTCCCAGTTGTTCACTTGTTAACTTATTTACTCAACACCATGCAACTCTTTGCTGCTTTCAAGTCAATCATTCCTGAATTTCATGCGTTCTCCGATGACGAAAGTCGTTACAACCTTGGTGCAACCTGGACTGCACCCGATGGCCTCAAGGATTACCACAACTTGGAACTCCGCTACGTTCACAACTCTGAACGACTTGCGCTCCAGGGTGATCCGCAGCCAGATGGCAGTTGGAAGTACACCGAACCCAATGGTCGTGTTCACACCATTACCCCTGAACGTGCTCAACACTTCATGGAGCAAACCCATCAGCATGCCACGATCATGTGCGCCATGCTTGACAAGCTCAAAGATGCTGGCGTTATGGAGCCGGTGGTAGACACGCAGGCTCAAACGGTCTAAGCTACGGTCGGAGTGCAGTGAGCCCCTGGTTATCCGGGGGCTTTTCCCTATGGTTTCTCAAACTCAAAACAACTTAATTGATCTGGAACTTGTTGATCAAGTTATGAAACACATTCCTGCCATAACTTGGCCCAGTGTTATTAATGCTGTTGTTACTAACATTGTTGATAACATGCCATCAACAGTGGTTGAAAAACTAACAGGATCAATGGATGACTTTAATCGTGCTGAACAAATCCTTTTGGATTATTACAGAACAACAGTAGACAACAAAGAACTTATTGTTGATGCCTTTAAGATCATGGGCCCAGAAAATACTGTGTATCTTTTAGACGCTCTTCAATTAGATAAACTTGAGGAAACATTAAACAAATCTATTGATAGTGCACCTTGCTCACTTAATTCAAAATGATTTGTCCAGCTTGTTCAAGCAAGCACACACGTGTTACTTGCACGAATCATTTCAAGGGCATGACAAAACGTTACTGTCGTTGTTTGTCATGCCACATTAAATACAGAACAGTTGAAAAGTATGAAGCAGCTAAACCGGGACCGCCAAAGGGAAAGCCTCGTCCAGGTAATATTTCCCGTGGCGAAAACCATGGCTCAGCTATCTTGACTAATAAGAACGTACTGCACATGCGAAGGATGTACGCCTGGGGCCATACGCTCCAGGTAATCTCCCAACGTTATGGTTTAAGTACGTCTTACACCTCACGCATTGTTAATCGCAAAGTCTGGACTCACATCTAATGCCAACTTCCAAATCACAATTCACTTACGTCATTGGTGATCGTGTTGCTGAACGTCCTAAATCCCATGGCTTACTTGCCGTGCGTAAAGAAACGCAAGAACGGATTGCTCAGTATAGAAGCCAACGCTATGGTACCGTGCTTGGCGTTACTGAAAAGCAACAACGCGACGGACGTTCAATTAAGTTTTTAATTATTCAATGGGATCATTTGCATTCACCTACGGAGCATGCACAAATGCGTATTTGTCCTGTTCGAGAACTTGATCGGTTAACCAAACAAACTGTTGTACAAGGAGAATAGCTTTGGATCAGCGTACGCGTATGGTAGTTCAAGGTGTTTACTTGGGACTTGGTTTTGTTGCATTCTTTATGTTGCTTTTTGCAATATTTTTTATGCCAACAGAAACTGAAGTAGATAAAGCTGAGCGATTTAAGATTGTTGATTCTTATAACAATTGTGATGTTGTTAGGTATACAGATCCATGGGGTTCCAGGTATCATTACTTTCTTCATTGCAAATGATTCATGAACGTTGAACTAATTTCGGTTACGCCCAAAGCAGAAGAGTTGATTGTATACATGGCACGCGTTAGTGCACCATGCAATCAAGACAATATGGAGACAGCTCCAAAGTTGTTACAGTATTTAATTAGGCACGGTCACTGGTTATGAACAAAATTTGTACCGGATGCAACCAATCAAAACCTATTAATCTTTTTCCTTTTGTATCTAAAACAAATAGGAAACCTCGTTCAAAATGTAAACAGTGTTGCTCGGATGAACAACGAAAAAACTATGCAAAAAAGCCCGAACAATATCGTAACTACAATAGAAAACGACGCGTTAAATATAACAATATACACAAAAGAATAGCAAATCTTAAAACATTTGGCTTAACAATTGAAGACTATGACACAATGCTAAAAGCACAAAACAAACAGTGTGCCATTTGTGGTACCATGCAATGCACGTCTGGTAAACGAATGGCCATTGATCATTGCCATTTAACTGGTAGGATACGTGGACTTCTTTGCTTAAGATGCAACCAAGCGATTGGTAAGTTTAACGACAACTACTTTCTTTTACAACAAGCAGCAGACTATGTCTCAGGTCAGATTAGTGTGGGCCACCTCGAACGCAGAAAACCTAATAGTGGAAATGGCACGCGTGTCAAATCCCAAAAATGCTAAGAACACTGAGACTGCTTCAAAACTTTTAAGATATCTTATTAAGCATAAACATTTTTCACCGTACGAGATGGCTAACATGTGCATAGAAATTGAAACAACTCGTTCAATTTCTGCACAGATTATTCGACATCGTTCATTTAGTTTTCAAGAATTTAGCCAACGTTATGCAAATGTTAACGAGCTTAGGCTCTGCAGTTAATTCCACATTTACGTCAGACAAGATTATTTGAATCGGCAAAACAGCATTGATGATTTGATTGATACCAGTTAGGATACTGGCAAACTTATTATCGCCGTATCAGCCAACTCTTTGAAGATGCTGAGCATTTGTATAAAGAAATGGTCAGTCAGGGAATCGCCAAAGAGTGCGCCAGGAATGTCTTGCCGCTTGGCACACAGACTAAACTCTATATGAACGGCTCAATCCGTTCGTGGATCCATTACTTACAACTTCGTTGTGACCCAGGAACACAATTCGAACATCGACAAATTGCAGAATGGATCAAACAAATCTTCTGTAAAGAATTCCCTATTATTGGGGAAGCTGTCTTCCAACAAGGAACCCCAGTTAAACCGGAGGTTAATGAGTGGCAGATCAGAAAGTCACGGTCGTTTGTTTTTTTAATTCACTTAAGGCATGCTTGGATTCAATATCTTTGCGTGCCAGTTTCTTTTTGTTGTTAACCAAATACACAATTAATGCTGGTTTCATTTGATTTGTTTTCCAACTAGATACGGAAACTATACGACAACTCATGTATATGATGTTGTTCAGCTTGTAACACCGGACCTGGAATGTCCTTAAACTTATCCATAAGCCGCGCTTATCTTTACACCACACAACACCATGAAACTCCTCAAGTTTTCTACCGGTAACGGTAAACTCAAGAATCGTTTGATCTTTAGCCTGCCATCGGGATACGCTTGTCCCAACGCAGGTGTTTGCAAAACATTTGCTGATCGAACCACTGGTCTTATTACTGATTTGCCACAACTCACAGGCACTGTTGCAGATGAGTTCCGTTGCTTTTCTGCCATGGCAGAAGTGCGTCCTAACGTACGGGAAGCACGTTGGCACAACTGGGATTTACTTAAAGAAGTTATGCACCAAGGTGGTGACCAAGCTGTGTTAATGCACCGCTTAATTGATATGTCACTAACAATGCAACCACCCAGAGAATTGGTTCGTGTCCACGAAGCAGGTGACTTCTGGACAGAGAATTATATGAAGGCTTGGTTGATGGCTGCCACTGCAAGACCTAAACAAAAGTTTTACGCTTACACCAAGTCACTTGGTATGTGGCTTAATCTTGTGGATCAAATCCCAAGCAACTTTTATCTCACCGCTTCTTACGGTGGCACGCTTGATTATTTGATTCCAAAACATTCCAATGTGTTTCAACGAATTGCCTACGTTGTTTACACGGAAGAAGAAGCGGCTAAGCGTGGTCTTGAAATTGATCATGACGACAGTCACTGTTTGGGCAACAAGCCGTTTGCACTGCTGGTACACGGCAGTCAACGCGCTGGATCTGCAGCCAGCCAAGCGTTGTCGCAACGTAAAAAAGAAAATGGATTTATTGGATACGGCAAAACAAACAAGAAATAATTCTGTAGGTACTTGCGGGTTGTTTGGAATTGGATAGCATTTATTCGTCTTCCAAACAACCCAATGTCCTATGTAATTGCCTGCTGGAAAAATGACCAGCCTTTTGCCATCACTGCTGATGTAAAGTCCAAGCAATTCCTGTTGATTCCGTTAGAGTCGGAAGTAGCTTTAAACAAGATTTTTCTCATCCTTATCGGGCTGGGGCACAACAAGTCTTGGAATGGATCAACAAGAACAATGCAGAACTATCCGGTCAAGAACTCTCAATTCAAGATGAAGCCCGCTTCCGCAGGTGAAACGTTTTTAATTTTTGATTTAGAAACCAATGGTCTTTACGATCAGGTTACGCAAGTCTTTTGTGTTGTCATCCATGACGTCAACAAACAACAAACTTTTACTTACGGGCCTGATCGCATTGATGCTGCTATTGCTCATCTGGCAACCGCTGATTTTCTTATTGGTCACAACATAATTTTTTATGACCTTCCAGTTCTACAAAAACTACATTCATTTGACACCAAATCATGCATCATCGATACGCTTGTTTGTTCTCGTTTGATCTGGCCCAAAGAAGTTTTGGAGTCTTTGGACAATGAACAACATACGCAGGTTCCAACGTACTTACGTGGATCCCCATCACTTAAGGCTTGGGGATGGCGCTTGGCCGATCATAAGATCGACTTCAAAGACTTCGCTCAGTATTCCCAAGAGATGTTGGAATACTGTATTCAGGACGTTGAAGTTACTAAAAAACTTTGGTTACACATTTACAAACAACACTATCCGGAACCCGCGCTCAAGCTGGAACATGACTTTGCTTGGACAATTAACAAACAAATTAGATCAGGTGTTCCTTTTGATTTTGATGCAGCTCTTAATTTTGTGGATGTACTACGCGCAAAACAACAAGAACTTGAAAACGAATTAAAAAGAATCTTTCCACCTATTCGACACAGCACTTGGTTTACACCCAAGGTCAATAACAAAACGCGTGGTTATGTTAAAGGAGTTCCCTTTGAAAAAGTCTGCGTTGAAGAATTCAATCCAGGATCTCGTGACCAGATTGCTGATCGACTTAAACAAAAGTACGGATGGAAACCAGAGAAGACAACTGAAAAAGGAAATCCAATTCTTAATGATGAAGTATTAGAAACACTGCCATACCCAGAGGCTAAACTGTTGGCAGAATACATGTTGGTTAAAAAACGTCTTGGTCAAATTACAGAAGGTAAAAATGCTTGGCTCAAACTCTACAACAATGACACTGGTTGTATCCACGGCGACGTCATTACTAACGGTTGCATTACTGGGCGCTGTGCACACCGTAATCCAAACATGGGCCAAGTCCCTGCTTCTTACTCCCCATATGGAAAAGAATGTCGTTCTTTATTCCATGCTCCTTACGGGTGGGACCTCATTGGCATTGACGCTAAAGCACTTGAGCTACGTTGCCTCGCTGGGTATTTGGCACTCTGGGATGACGGAGAGTATGCCTCTCTTGTTGTAAACCCAGACGTTGATATTCATACTTACAACCAAGAACAGTTTGGTGTTGCAACCAGGGACATTAGTAAACGTTTGTTGTATGCATGTGTTCCATCAGATATTACAACCCTGCTGACAAAAGAAGGATGGAAAAGATACGAAGATCTTAAGGTAGGTCAATTGGTATTGACATATAACGAAGAAAAACAAATTAAAGAATGGAAACCTATTCTTGAAATAATTCAAGAACACGAAGACGAAGTGTTTCAATTAGAGCATAATCATTCTTTTAAGGTTCAAGCAACAGCCGATCATCGGTGGTACGTAAAGAAACGTAAGCGCAATAAAAACACACAATGTGGTTGGGTTACAGGTAAAAACTATATGGTTCCCATGGTTGAAACAACTGTTGATATCAATACTGAATCAAACATTATTGTTAATGCGCCATTGGTTGAAGAATATTCAGAAGGCATTGAGATTGATTGGTCTTGGAAAAAGTATGGCACTAACTGGTCTGAGATAGTTTTAAAAATGAACTCAAGACAACGCAGGGCTTGGTTGTCTGGTTTTATGATTGCTGATGGTTTTCAATCTTGCAAACCTGAACCAAAAGAAAAATGGCACTGGACTCAAATACGCAATGAGCATTTTGAAGCTGCTTTACTTGCTTCTTATTTGGAATTTCCTGGAGTTATTCACGTTGCAAAACCCCGCCAAAATAATAGTGGCACAATTCAAATGCATGTAAGTATTGCTAATAAAGGTCATGTGACTGGGCAGAGACTTCAAAGAACTTGCATAGGAAAGAAAAAAGTCTTTTGCATTCGCACAGAGAATAAATCTTTTGTTATGCGCCAGGGGATTGCATTACAATTACCGGAAATTGTTTGTATGGCGCGGGCAGTTTAAAAATGGGAACTATTATTGATCCGGATGAAAAAAATGAAGTTGTTTTACGTCAACTAGGAAATACTGCAATTAATTTATACATGCGCGGTGTACCTGCATTAAAGAAATTAAAACAGCAAATTGAAGAAACAATTGGAACGCGTGGATACTTGGTTGGCTTAGATCGCAGGGTGCTTCACTGTCGTTCATCGTTTAAAGGATTGAATGTTTTATTGCAATCAGCAGGTGCAATTCTTATGAAACAAGTTGTTGTATTTGTACATAACAACATTAAAGAAAACTTAGGTCTTGAGTATGGCCACCATTGGCAACAACTTTTAATGGTCCATGATGAAATCCAACTTGCTTGTCATCCTGATTACACAGACAAAATTAGAGAGCAGGCTATGATGGCTTTCCCACAGGCACAGGAGTTTTTTGGTTTCCGTTGTTTAATTGAAGGAGACTCCCGCGTTGGTAAAACATGGGCAGAAACCCACTAAGTTATTCGTCCCAGGTATGACGTTAAACTGCCTTTCACACTACCTTTTGAACAATGAACTTTGTCAGTATTTGCGCTCAGCTTGCTGAAGAACCGCGTGAGGTTTACACCAGCGCAACATCTACCAGCTTGCGTTGCAACGTTATCCTTCCTCCGGTTGGAAACAAAACACCAACAACCATTGCACTCAACATCTATGGCAAATCAGCCGAGCGTTTTGAACGTTTGAAAGAACGCACAAGTATTTTTATCCACGGCGCCAAGTTGCGTTACGACTTGGACACCAGGCAGTTCTCTTTGCATGGTGGAACATTTGTTCCTGTGGAAGCGGATGCTTTTCCAATCTTGAATACAGTTATCCTTAGTGGACGCTGTGTAAAAGATATTGATCAAGAAGATTCGCGGGCATTTAAAACAACGGCGGGTGGTTTAATGATTTGTAATCAATCCCTTGCTGTTAACACAGGGCGTAATCAATCAGATCTTTTTAACTTTTACGCTATTAACTCCGTAGAAGATAAACCAAATTATGCTGAGTTACTTTGTAATTTAACGCATAAAGGTACTGGTCTTACGATCAGTGGACGTTTGGTTACTGATTCTTGGAAAGACAAAACAACCAATGAACTGTGCACACAAACCAAGATTCAAATGACAGCAATGACTCTTGGTCCTAAGTCCCAGGATTCGTCCAGGGAAATTAAACCGCAGACAACCATGGCTGCTGACAAACCCAACCAGTCGTTGTGGGGTGGACGCACCATGGATGAACAACCTGATCCTTGGAACCAAGCACAGAACAGTCTGCCGGATCTTCCTGGCCAATACGGTGTACCTCCCCAGGTTGACGATGACGTTCCGTTTTGATCTTTACGTTTCTTAAACAAAAACCAAACCATTAACAATGGAAAACAAAAACGATTACATCTTTCTTCATGACGATGGAGAGCGTGAAATCATTGTGAAGTTTGACGGTTGTTTTACGGATTCAATTCTCCGTAACTTTGTTGATTTCTTGAGGGCTTGTGGTCATTACGACAAGTTTATTTATGGTTGCATGCAAGCCATCGTGGATGAAAATGAAACTTATGTTAAGAGCAGCCAACCGGCTGAGGAGACAGACGTAGACTGATGTTCCGTCCTCAGGATGACGTTAAAAGCATCTACTGTTTTACTACACACTTACCTGTGACAACAACTCCAATTGACATGATGGGTGATGCTTGGATGGATAACATCGAAGCTGAAACTCAAACCAAACCCCCTCTGAAAACTTCTACGACCATGACCGTTAAGAAAACCTCTGCTCTTGCTACTCGCAGCCTTGATTCGTTTAAACTTTTCCAAGACAAAAAGTTTGTATCCGGCTATCAGAATCTTGTCACCATCCAACCCCTTAACAAGTCCAAGACACGAGGTTGGTTTGTGCGGAAGTCAGATCTTGGCACTTGCGGATGGAGTGCCACTGAAGATCAATTTGCTAAAGGTTCTGTTATCTGGAACTACAAGCAAACGTTTGGCATGGCCCCCAACACCTCAGTAGAAGAAGGACTCAATTTTGTTGAGCCTCGAATTCAAATCCTTTTACGTTCTCCCCTCATGGTTGAAGAAACGACTGGGATGAAACAAACGATTGGAACTTTTGATGATCCAGAAGTTAAGGAATTGTTTGAAGCTGATAAGATTGCTTACGATTTAGCCATCAGCAAAAATGAAATGTATACGCGCAAGTACGGTGTTCGCACTAAATACTTAATTTATGTTCTAACTGAAGACAATAAACGCGCTCATAAAATCCCCATGGTTCTTACTATTAAAGCTTTGAATGGCGTTGATGTGTCTGAAAAACTTAAGGTGTATGAAAAAGAAATGTCCAAATGCCTAAGCAAAGCATTGGATTCTGAAATACCTCTTGCATTTAATGAAAAGTTTTATGCCACTACCGTATTTGCTCCAGTACTTGCCAATGAAATGCGTGGCATCAACAACGTTGAGATCTGCGCAATTGAATCTTTTGACATCCCTGATTACAGCAGCCAGGAAGCCGCAGTTGAATCCTTGAATCGTCTTTCGATTCCTGATGAAGACCGTGAATCTACCTGGAAGTTTCAAGAGATGTTTAGTGATTACATCAACCAGCATTCACGTCAAGATGCGGAGAAGCTTGGTGGTGCCTACGGAATCAAAGAAGGTATTGAGATTCTCCCAGTGTCGAGGACTGCGGAGGCTGAGGTCAAAGCTCTGCCTGCCCGTGATCCGATGACGGGTGAAGATGATTCACTCTTTTGATTTGATTGCTGGGTTGGCAATGTCATCTTGATTAATGGATACATTATTAAAGATGAACATGTCCTGAACCAGGCCACGAATCACCCCTTGACGTTGCGTAGCGACTCTCGCCAAGAGGGTCGCTATTTCTTTTAAGGTGTTAACCGAGTTGCATTCATCAACCATTCGTTTGATTTTTTCTTCCCAAAACTTATCGTCCAATGAAGGTTCAATTTGAAATTTATTTAACGATACGTATTTAATTTCATCCATGAATCTGTATTCAATGGTTAGAAAAAGTCTACTCGGATAATCGATAAATGTAATTTATTTGTACTCTCGCTAAAACAAACATGAAACCAGAACACAAAGCTGTTATTAAAACGGCTGGTCCCCTTGGTCTTATTGGTGCAGGACTTCTGTTAACCGTTGGTAATCCGGTCGCCTGGGCTGCACTTGCTTACGGTACATACCGAGTTGGGCGTGCGGCTTACCGCAATGCCAAGCCTTGTGCTACGCTTGATCCGTCAACAAAAGATCCTGAATCTTTTTGTTTGACTTACACCACACTACACAACTTCATGGCTACTCAACTTCTTGAACTTAACGAAGCACAAACGTTGGTGTACACACGTACCAACATTCGACGTGCCTTTGATGATTTTGATGACACGGATGTTGCAGGCATCTATCTTCTCGATGATGTTTGCCGTGTCATTTATCGTGATGGCGCGGAGGTTGATTATCCGCGTCAACAAATAAAAGATGCGTTTGTTTCTTTTTCTTCCAGGTTAAAGGACTTCTTTTCTTACCTTGGTCCCAACTACCGTGGTCCAAGTGTCTGGCACCAAAATGCGTATATTATGTTTAAAGGTTGGAGCTATGTTCATGCCCTTGGACACACTACGGTCAACGCTAAGCTCCAGGCTCAGTGGGCTGACAAGTTCATTCACATTACAAACCAAGACAGCCTCAAAGCCTTACTTCAGTCTGACCAGACCGACCTTGGATATTTGGTTGCGCCGGACGGAATGCGGCTTGCGGATCGGCCCATTGACATGGACGCTGACCTGGATGATGGCGCCGAACAACGGTCTGTCCTTAGCGAACCTGTATGCACGTGTGGGTCCTTTCAACGTCAGCTCAATCATCTTGCTGGACTCCAAGAAGAAATTTCTGGATACCAACCTGCCTGCATCCACTTGACTTGGTTCAACAAGTACAGGGAATTGTTGTGTAAACGCACGGAAGTAAGGAATGCTTGCCCTGCGTATGCTCCGGATAAGTGTGTTGCCTGGTGGTACGCACCACCAACGGATGCAATCGGTGATGGAAGATTTGTTTTGCTTCACACAAAATATGGGGCACAGGCGCCACTAACTCACTGGCGTACCTACAAACAAAAGGAAATCTTTACGCAGGATGACGCCTGGACTTTATTTGATAACATGCTGGAGTCAGGCTATGTTCCTTTCCCAGGCTTAGCTCTGCCTCAACTTAAAACAGCAATCAAACATGACCAATGACATTCTTGAATATGCTCGTCAACTTGCAACACAACCAACCGTTAATTTCATGAGCAACTACCAACGCTACGATCTTGAGGTCCCAGAAGATACCCATTGGGAGCTTGTTAAACTTGCTGCAGACCTTAAGATGCATCATGAAGACTACGCACAAAACATTCTGATTAACCATGTCGAACAACAGTTGGATCAACAAGCTGCAACTGGAAGTCGTTGAACCTGAGGATGGTGTCTGCATAATCGTTATTCAATGGGATGATGAAGATCCTGAGTTAGCGGAATGGACTAGCTGGGGAGAACAAGGTCAACGCGACTTTATTATCAATTCCCTTTACAATGCCCTTGAATGCTTTATTGATGATGACCATTGACACTTACGGCCTTGAGTTTGATCGCTACAAGGATCTGTTCTTGCAAGAATCAGCACACTTGCTGTACTTGTACTTTGAATTTGACAAAGCTGTTGAAAAATGTGCAGAGGACTTTGGTTATTCCAAGCCTTCTGAAAAAACAAAACACGATTTGTTTGTTGATGCTCTTTATGCAACAAATGATGACGCTCGCAAGCTTCAACGTAAAGAAAACCCTGGTGTTTTTAAAGAAGAGACGCTTGATTTTATCTCGCCAAGTCGCGAAGAACTGGCAGAAAAACTAGACTCTGTAAACGCCAAAGTTGAAGCGTTGACAGATTACATTGCTAACCTTGTAACCATTACCAAGGTTGGCTTGACAGACCTGGTAGACTGCTTCGACGACTCGGCGGAAACGTCAGCGTGAGTTTCCGTCCTGGTCATGACGTTAAACTGACCGCAACTCAACTACACACCATCATGTTTGAATCAATTCTTGCTGCCGTACTTCCGGTTATTAAAGATCTTCTTTGGACAGCAGCCGCAGCGCTGCTGGCCTATGCACTCAACAAACTTCAATCCCACTTCCAACACATCTGAGCCATGACTCAAATCACTGCAACTAAACTTAAAGAGCTAAACATCATTCAGCTTTACGAGCACTATGGTGCCCTGGAACGCTCTCTTCCTTTGCTCACTCCTGAGTCTTTGGAACTGGCACAAGCAGAGCTGGAAAGTTGCGCTTACTTGCGGTCAGAAAAAGTTGATCGTATCTACTATGCTTTGGCGCACCATGAAGACATTCTGGAGCGTATTAAAAAGGAAGCTGAGCTTTTAAGTAAAGCAAAGAAGCACCATGAATCCAATGTTGCTGGATTAAAGAGGCTTCTTAATTATTTGCGACGTGTGTTGCCAGTTGATACCAATAAAATCAACGGCCGCAACTATCAGTTCACAATGGTTAAGAAGAAGGACGCAACGGTTGAAATTAAAACCGACCCAGAGTTTTGGTCTTCTGAAGAACGTCAAAATTATTGCGTTGAAGAAGAGGTCACCACAATCAAGAAAATTGTGTTACGGTCAATGTCAGGAGAAATTATCTCCGAACAGAGCACTCCAAAACTCTCTCGCCAAGTTGTACCTAATCTCGATGCAATCCGCAACGCCCATCAAAACGGAAAAGCTTTGCCGAACGGAGTTAAAGTCTTCCAAGAATACAACATTCGCTCAAGCAGAATCTATGGGAAACAACGACTGGAACTGGAAACATCCGAGTATCCAGGAGAGCTTTTACCAGAAGATTCCGGCGCCTGCGACGAAGGATGATGCGCGGATTCGCATGAATTGTCATCAGCATGCCATCAAAGATTTTGATTTACAAATTGAAATGAATCAGCTAGAGATGGACATTTTGATGGACAACGGTGAAGTTCTTCCTTATAACGAACAGTTAATGGATGAGCTGCAGCAGAAGAAGTTAAAGCTGTTGGTAGGTAAACGGTTTCACCAAAATGCATCCAACGCATATTGGTATCATCTTGAAAAGATGGCCAAATAAACCTGCCATACAATAAAGAAACTTCAAGGGGGTTCCATGGTTGACGACAACCTAGTCAAATTATTGGCTGCGTTTACAAGCGATGGGACTCCTTTCTTGCAACCGTTGGCTCTAAGTTGGAGTGGGGTGTCACCATCTTGACCGCAGCAATGCTGGCCAACGAAACACTGTCGGCTCAAATGACGGCAGAAGAAATGGTTGATGGTGCAATTAACTATTACAACTTAATTCAAGAGCGTCTTGGTTATTACCAAAAACATCAAGCGCATTCATTAGAGCGTCTTCTTTGATAAAGTAAGTACGTCATTCCTTTGTTTAATGGAACCTGTTGTTGTTCCCAAAGCTAACCGTGTCGTTTGCTGTTGATCTTGAAGTTGAGTACAATTCTTTTGGCGGCAAGACGGCCGATGAGATTGCCGATGCCTTGCAGGATGAACTAGACGATTTATTGTTTGAAGTTCATCCCAGCGTTCAGGGTGTGTTTGCCACCGTTACTGCAGTCGGCTTCAATGACTAATCAATTTGATTGGCAAGCTGTCCTTGATAGCTGGAATGTTTCCCGGGAGCAGCAGAAGGCTGACTTCATGGAGCACATGTACCAATGTTCAGGCAGGCAAGATTCAACCCATCCTTTACACGGTCTTTACACAGGACTCTGGCAAGACTTTTGCATCAAAGAAGCTGGGCCAATCATGCGAGACCGTTACTTTGAAATGATGGAAGCCCTGCGTTTGTTTGAAGAGGGAAGACTTCCTGAAATTGCTTGATTTTTTTCTGGTGAACTCGGTACACTATTGGGGTGAGCCGTAAGGGCGAACCCTTTTCTATGTCAAACCCAATGAATTCCATCGACGAGTGGCAAAAATGGTACAAGCAAAACAAAGTTGTTGCTGAGCTAGACGAACCAATGGTAACTAAATCTTCTCGTGAAAAACTGCACGACACAACCAATACCAAAACTTCTTTGGCAGACATGGTTTGTGAGGTGGCAATGCAAAAAGCAACGGGATATTTTGGAGATACTTTGGCTGAATTTTCCAGTGACCTTAGTGCTCAACAACTATTTCAAGCTTTGCTAAACGCTGCTCACGACAACTATGAAGCCATAAAAAAAGAACACGATCACGCTAAAGAATTTCTTAACCTGTTAACTTCTAAAAACAATGAAGAGAACTAAGCCCTATCCTGTTTGGGTTTGTAATGATTGCGGGAGTTAAGTCACGGTTCTTGGTACCAGGGGGGATCGTACTCTGGCCCCAAGAACCACTGTTCAACCTGTCATTACGATAGTTGTGACGTATGCGGAAAGAACGATGTGGTTGTAACAGAGCCAAGGGATTATGGTCACTTGGTTGCTGGCTGGAACACTCGTAATCAAGACGAGGCGCCAAGGCTAAATAAAACAGTGGCATCCGTACCACCCGTTTCTGATACAAAAATTGGTTGAACGTATTTAACCGGATGGTTGGCTACGTTAAAGTGGCTGGTGCCGTTGGTTGTAATGGTGTTGTTTGCAATAATTTTTGACCAGTTGGTGCCATCGATAGAGCCGTTTAAGAGCAACAACAACGTTGGTATTGATGCCAGCGACCGTAGCAAAAAGAGTGTAGTTGTGTGTTGCTAAGTCTGGATAAAGCTGAACCAGTGTGCTGTCTCCTGATGCAGGGTGCACTTAAGGTTGCATACGTAATAAAAAGATTGTTATTTGCTGCCATGGTTTTAGTCTTTATTTTTTATTTTAAAACACACTATTAAACGTAGTAAACTAAAATAAAAGAATGTTAAAGACTATGTATACTCCTGCTCCTCCGGTAGCCCAACAGCCACAGCCTGTACAAACTCAGGCTGCTCCTCAGCCCCAGGACAAGCCCAAGGCCCCTGGTAAATCAAAGAATGGTGATGTCGGGGCCTTCATTCAGCAGTGCATTTCCCTTACCGCTTACCTCAAGGAACTTGAGACACAATCCCATCTCATTCACCTGAACTACTGAGGGGTCGAACTTCCTCGGGGTGCATGGGTTCCTTGAGGACCAATACGAAGCTCATCTCGAACAGTTTGATACGTTAGCTGAGTTCATCCGCTCCATGGACTATCTGATCTGCCGATGTGTGCCCGTGGGCTGGCGGATTCAGGCCCTGGTATTCAACACGTTACCAGCTACAAGGGAACAGAACAACTCGCTGTGTATTACAAAAACTTGGAAGAGCTGGGCATGAAAGCCAAGAAGCTTGAACCCGTTGCACAAAAGGTCGGTGCTATTGATATTGCTAATTATCTTGCTGACCTTGTTGGTCAAGCTTTAAAGCTGCTTGGTTTGTAAAAGCTACTTTAAGGAATAATTAATCAAACCAGGTAATTAAAACACGGTGCGTTTGTTTTTGATCGGTTCTTGAAGACTGTGTTCAACTCGATGACAGTTTGCACACAACACGGAGCACTTCTTGATCTCTGCTTCAATTTTGCTCCAAGCAAATTTACTACTGACAAGGGAAGCCACTGTCTGTTCTTTGTCGCGTAAATGGTGGAATTCAAGAACACGATAATCATTGTTACCGCACTTCTCGCAACACAAGCTACGTTTGTAATCCAAGAATCTGCGCTTTGTTGGGTGCAAAGTAAACAAAAACTGCTTTGCGTAATATAGCTGTTAATTTAAGCTGGATAACAGATTTGAACTGTTGACCTGAAATTTACAAAATTCCTGCTCTACCACTGAGCTAATCCAGCGAGTAGGGCGAGAGTATCTGCCTACGATTAGCGACTAGGCGACTTATGCTGAAGCAAGTTTCGCTAATTTACGATGCAGCTTAGGGGACTCTTCATTTAATACAACGTGCCTTGTTGTACCCCTTGGCTTCCTTCCGGGCTATCTGCCTGAAGAGTAACCAAATAAATTATACAGTTTCAGTTGGCGTCTTCCAGAAATAATCATCTGTGTCGCCAAGCCTGCCCCACTTGTGGGATGCTTCAACATCAAAGTAACGCGTTGACACCTTGAAGTCTGGGGTTTTGAGGTTGTGATTGGTCAGTGATGGGTCGCACATGCGACAACGATTATTGGGATAAGCGCCAATTTGACCGTTGTCCAAAGCAACGATGTTATGAGATTTGTGTTCATCAGGAAATTCTGCAAAATAAAAGTCGGGTTCATTCCGGTGTGCATGATAGTTGTCAATCGTAAATAAGTACGTGCCGCCGATTACACCAGAGCTTCTTGTCATGACTTCAAAACGCATATTGAAGATCAGGTTCTTTTCGATCACAGTCAGGCCGTGGTCGAATCCGTTCCAGAACTGGAGGTCTGTCAGTTCCAGATCAGGTGTGGGCGGTTGAGGCTTATTGGGATTATCTGAGTCCCATGATAGGAATGCGCTGATCGGCAGCTTGTCAGTACAACGCCCCGTACTCAGTAAGGTACGTTTCAAAATACAGAGCACGGCCCGTAAGTGATTTGCAGGTCACCCAATAGCCGGGTGTGTATTCGCCATGGCCATCGCGTAGGTCACGCAAGTATTCACGTCTGACCCAAACCCTGACGGGTGGTACGTTGGCAACAAGTGTCGTCACAAAAAATCCCGGCTGTTATACCGGGATCATAGCTTCCTTCCTTACCCTTTCGGGCTCTACGTTTGTAACGTGGAAAGGGATGCGACTATTTCCCTTAAGGCGGAATTGCCTCAGGGTTAAAATATCACTTTTTCTTTTTGGCTGCAGCTTCTTTTTCTTGGCAATCATCTCTTTGAACTTGTCGCGTGCAGCAGCTTGTTTGTCGGTCCCCGCAGCTCTTGCCTTTTGCAGGGGCAGCAGCCTTCTTGGGGGGAACAGCTTTCTTTTTTTCCATGATAATTAGGAATCTTTATTAAGTATAAGTGACTTATTTATTTTTGTAACGTTTGGCTGCACGTGCCGCACGTCCTGCTTTTTCAGCAGCTTCTGTGTTTTTTATAAATTGTTTTCCCTGTTTGCTACCAGCTCTTTTCTTTTGGTCTGTCTTTTCTCGCTCTTCTTTAGACAGTGCGGCCCAAGCAGACTCCGGCAAGTAACGCTTTGTATATCCCTTTTGTATAGCCTTGTCTGCCATTATTTATTCTCTTTATACTTCTTGGCAGCAGCTTTAGCTTTACTGCGTTTTTCATATTCATCTTTAGTCATCCACTTTTCTTTTCCCCACTTCTCTAGATCTTTTTGTTTTTCTCCTTTGCCACCTTTGTATCCACCACCAGCGTCTTCATATTTTTGAGCAACAAGCTGAGCTTTGCGTGCACTCCACTGGCCCGGCTTGCCGCCCTTGGACCCAGCCATTACGCTATCTTTAATCCGTTCGCGTAATTCTGGTTTTGTATATTTACTATTGTCCTGAGCCATCTTAGAAACACTGATTAAAATTCCTTTTCTTTTTGCTTCTTTTCTTCCAACATTTTAGCCCACCTACATGGACGCGCTAACTTTTCCCAATCCTTAGGTGGATTAGGAATTAAACTTTGCAGGTGTCGAAAGTATTCGTCGAGCCGTTCTTGTTCAGTCTTGCCCAAGATTCATTGGCAAATCAGTTGGCCTACCAAAACGACGCATCACATCTTCCATTTGTTCTAAAGATTCCAGGCGCACAAGAATTTCGGTAATGCTACTGATTACTACCGGATGTTCGGTTCGTGCTGCAAATGCAAGTGCTTCGCGCAATGTGTAGGCGGCATCATTGACCGCTTGTTTCACTTGATTCGATCAGGGCCATTTCCGATTCCTTCGGGTTGCGGATTAGGGGAATTGTTACCAGCATTGTGGCGCGAAAGAAGCAAACTTTGCAATAGCTGGTTATGGTTGTCGAGGAATTGTTGACCCTCGTTCATAACCTCATAATACTGTGTCAGCTTTTCCATGGGAAGACAATGTGGTATACCCAATACTAGCAGTTAAGTTAACCGTAATTATTGCAGGTAGGTAAGAATAGTTTCTCGTAATCCATCTTCAAAGTCATAGTCTGGACGCCAACCAAGTTCTTGAATTTTGCGTGGATCAATTGCGTACCGCAAATCATTGCCGGGTCGATCTTTGACGTGGGTGATGAAATCAGAATACGGGCAATAAATGGGTTTTAATTCATCCAGGAGATTGCAAATTGTTTCTACAACTTCAAGGTTGGTTTGTTCTCCAAAGCCACCAATGCAGTACTGCTGTCCTAGCTTGCCTTCTTCCATGACAAGCTCCAAAGCTTTGACGTGGTCCTTAACGTGAAGCCAGTCACGAATGTTCTTGCCTTCCCCGTGAATTGTGATCGGCTTGCCTGCCAATGCACGGGTAATTGTCATTGGAATTAATTTCTCTGGGTATTGGCCCGGTCCATAATTATTGCTGCAATTTGTAATGACGGCAGGAAAATTGTAGGTGTTGTGCCACGCCATTACTAGGTGATCACTGCTTGCTTTGCTGGCGGAGTACGGTGACCTCGGGTTGTAGCGAGACGTCTCTACAAAGTAAGTGTCAGTGCTGTCAGGATGCAAACTTCCGTAGACTTCATCGGTGCTGACGTGCAAGAATTTAAATGGCCAGTTGATTTCTTTGCGGCATGCTTCCAGGAGGTGGAAGGTTCCGATTACATTGCTGTAAATAAACTCACTGGGAGAAGCAATAGAATTATCAACGTGGCTTTCTGCGGCCAAGTGATAAATCTTTGTGGGTTGTTTATTTTTAAGGGTCCACTGCAATAAATCAGAATCAAGCAGGTCGCCAACCAGAAGTTCATATTGGCTACCTTCAGGATTTACGCCAGGTAACAAGGCGGCATTGCTGGCATAGCCTAGTTTGTCAAAGTTAATAACACGTGCACTACTCGTCTGCAGTAAGTGCGCAACCAGGTGGCGACCAATGAATCCGGCACCGCCGGTAACTAAAATTGTTTCCATTATTCAAATAACGGTGCTTCCGTAAGTCCTTTACCCTTGGAATCTTTTTCAGAAACAATGGGATTTTGTGGGACATTCCATAAGATATCAATATAGCAATCATTCCACAATAAGCTGTGTTCGTGAGAAGGCGTATAAACTTCAGTAATTTTGTAGAAGACGGTGGCGCTTTCTGATAAAGATGCGTACCCATGGGCAAACCCAGGGGGAATCCACAGGGCTTCATTGCTTTCAGCGTCCAGGTGTGCGTCTACCCACATGCCAAAAGTAGGGGATGACATTCGAATATCGACTGCCACATCTTGAATTTGACCTGACAAACAACGTACTAATTTTCCTTGGGCGTAGGGAGGGAGCTGATAGTGAAGCCCGCGAACAACGTTGGCTCTTGAGGTGACGTAACTATCTTGACGGAAGGTGTGACCATCAACTGCATCTTTGAACTGTTCTTCGTGCCAGTGCACAGTAAAGCAGCCGCGCTCATCAGGGAAGGCGTCCAGCTTGATCAACTTAACTTCTGGTATTGCAAGCGGTGTAACGTTCATCAGTAAGCCGCCTTAAAACCCGTGATTATTTTGTCAATATACTCAAAGTTTTCGTCTGTGAGTATTGGTGCAGTACTCATGAAAAAACACACGACTTAAAACGTCGTAACCATTTGGATAGTCCTTGGCGTCGCCCAGGTGTTTGTAGGCGGGGTGCAGTAAGAGATTGCCAGCAAAGTAATTGCGCGTTTGGATGCCGTTTGCTTCTAAATACAGTTGAAGTTCTCGTTTGAACGTCTTGTCAGAACAAACAATGGGCACACCAAACCAAGAGGTTTCGGCTGTTGGTTCTTCTTCGACAACACGCAAGTCTTTATTCAGCTTGCCAAGAAGTTGTTTGGTGCGTTCGTAGTTTTCCCTGCGCTTTGCGTGGATCTCGTTGAACTTGGTTAGTTGCACTTGCCCAATGGCGCCTTGCAAATCAATCGGTTTTAAGTTGTAGCCAATCTGGCTAAACACATATTTGTGGTCAACTACGCCGTCGTATCCTTCCAGCCATTGGTCAAAGCGTTTACCACAACTGCCGTTGATCAACTGATTGCAGGAACCAACGCAATAACAGTCGCGTCCCCACCAAGCAAACTGACGGGCAAGATGGATAATCTCAGGTGTTTTGGAGTGACACCATACCGCCTTCCAAGGTGGTGATGTGGTGCGCTGGATAGAACGATGACGAGGCGGCAACGGCGTGCTCAGTTAAATATTCACCTTTCCATTTGGACCCAAGGGAGTCACAGTTGTCAGCAATGTATTTTAGTGAGTGCTGTTCGCAGAGATCAAGGAGGAGGTCAAGGTCATAAGGATTGCCCAATACAGGACTACTGAAAACGGCAACTGTTTTTTCATTGATTGCTTCCTTGACTTGTTGCAGACTCCAATTCAAGTCATGCCAGGTAATGTCAACAAATCTGGGGACTAAACCATTCTGGAGAATGGGGTTGACTGTAGTGGGAAAACCGACAACGCTGACAATAATCTCGGCGCCATCCGGCCAATCAAAATACTTTTTAAGGGCGGCGACCATTACCAGGTTTGCAGAGCTGCCACTATTCACCATCAAGGAAGAATGGAAGTTGAAACGTTTAGAAAACTGCTTTTCAAACTTGTCAACTTCTTCGCCTGCTGGGTACCAGCTTCCTTCCCTCAGTGCCTTGACTGCTGCTTCAATTTCTTGTCCGTCAAAGTACGGTCCGGAGTACATAACCTTTGACTTAAACATAGGTCTTGAAGTCCTTCGTCGAGTGAAATGCTTGGGATAAAGCCCAAGTCGTGAAGCTTGGTGCAGTCTAAGCTAAACCTTACAGCTTGAGGATAATCAATCGGTGTTTCAGTCAGATAAATTTCTGACGTAGATCCAAGGATTTGTTTTGCTTTGTACACGCAATCAAGGAGGCGTGTTTCAATGCCGGTGCCAACGTTGTAAATCGTGTTGTACTCACCGTCTGTGCAGATGCGGTGAATGGCGCCGCACACATCAAAGATGTGCATGAAGTCACGGGAAACCTCACGGTCAACCATGACTTCCGCCCCAATCCTCAGCTTGTTGATTAGAAAGTGCAGAGCATTTCTTTTGTTTGAACCTGAGTCTGGACCGCCGTATACGTTGCCAACTCTGAGGATGCGCCACTTAATTCCAAAGGTGGTGCAGTATTCCATCATGAGTTTTTCGGCTGTTCGCTTGGTTACCGAATAAAAGCCGTTGGGTTCGCATACGGCAGATTCCAGGGGTTTGCGATGGTTCGGACCATAGACGAAGTGGCTGCTGATGAAATTAAAGGTGTGTGTGCCATGGGCGCGACAACGGTCCAAGCGTTCCATCAACGCAACTAAGTTGGTGTTGACGTCGACCAACGGATCTTCGCGATAAGAGAAGTTGTCGGTTGTGCTGATAAGATACAAAACGTCATCACTTTCAGGTGTCAACTGGTTTCGTGGGATTAGCCGGGTGGGAAATATTTCGGTAGTAGCTTCCCAGGATTCCCGTGCCGCCGTAAATACTGATGGTCATGGTTCACATCCAGGCTTGGTCGTAGATACGGTTTGGTCTAAACGGCCAGTAGTCGAGTGGTGCACCTGAATTAAAGGGGGTTGTAAATACTTCCATTCCACGGTCGGCCCCCCATTTTTCAATGTAGTAAGCAATGTTTTTTTGAAAAGTTACTTTGTTGCGCTCTTCAAATTCAGGGCAACTATGCAACGTACTGCTGATGACGTGATCCGCTTGAAGCGGTAGGCGGTCCCAGGTAAGGCCAGCAAGTTTCATGCGGTAGCGATGATCGTTATCTTCGCAATAAGCCGGGTAAAAATTCTCATCCATCAAGCCAACACGCGACACCATCTCATCGCTCATGACAAAGGCTGAATAGCCGTTAAGGTCTCCACCCTCGCAAAGAATCCCAGTGAAGGAATATTGAAGGCGATTGGCTAAACGTTGAAGCTCCCCTGGGGCAACATGCCAGTCATCATTGGTGATGAACCAATAGTTGCAGTCGATGTTTTGTTTGATGATTTGGTTGATGGCACCAGCAAATCCAGCGTTTAGGCGGTTATTGATAACAACTATTTCTTCGACAAATGTGTTGGAACCGTTGCAAATATTTTCGAGTGTACGTGTAACCTCGGGAAATCGGTGCTCGGAATTATTAACAATGACGTAACGTTCAATTGGATAATCAATCGACGTGTAGTGCTTCCATAAGTTGTCGGCTCCGTTTACGACAACCGTTGCCATCAACTCAATGGCTTCGTTTGTTTCTTCCATCGCTTCGGGCTGAGTGTTGATCTGTCCAAAATGATGGTAGCCATCTTTGTCCTTAATTAATAGATGTTCAGGCGCTAATCCTGCAAATGTGTGGACTTTTTTATTTTCTACCATCACGATGGGCGCCTCCTTTACCTTCATATCTCCGAAGAAATAAGAAGCATTAATAATGATTGCGCTTTGGATGCGCTCTGTTAAGTAACCAAGCCAGCGTTGGGGGTAGCCTTCCAGGTGTGCGTACTCATCTTTGTGGGCTTCCCAGATGGGCATCATGCAAGAAAAGAGTAAACCAGTAAAACGTTTAACAAAATCTTTGTGGCCGTAGTGCATCAAGATTGGATGCAGTCGATTGCCATTCCAGAAGTTTTCGAGTATGTCGGCGGGAATGGGAAGTTTGTGTTTTTTGGCGAGGGCCAGGGTTTGGTTTGGGATTTGGTGGGTGGGGGAATGGCAGCCGTACCAGTGCTCTGCTACAGAGGTGTGCAGGTAAAAACGTTCGGGAATATACAGAACATCGTCGTGTGAGTTGGAGAGGGCCGCATCGGTAAAGCAACGACGATAGTTGGCGACCCCCGGAATTCGTGGGGGCACTCGAGGGTCATCCATTCCATGCACGTCAGCTCTGACCAGTATGGATTTAAGTCGTTTTTGTAACCATTTGTTGCATCAAAACGATGGACTGTGGCAACGCTTTGGAATGTGATTGGCTTGTTGTCGTGGGCGACGGCGTACAGATGAATGTCTTTGGGGTCAACCTTCATGGTTGAAGACCGTTTAAAGATCGACCCTAATGTAAGACACGTTCTGCTCCTTAAGATCCGCTTCAGTTTCGTCGGCTTCCCCGGTGTCTACGTCGATAAACGCAAGGTTTGTCGTACAGCCTGTGCGACATTCTTCATCGCAGTCCAAATAAAACCGCGTTAATTTAATGGACATTTATTAGGTCCCAGATCGATTGGTGTGAGACCAATTCTAAGATCAGGACAACTGACAGGACAATCATCGCTAGCCGACCATTAACCCGTTCTGCATACCAGATGTGGTCGTCAAAGTTGTGATGCTTCTGCCAAAAGCTAATTTCGGTACAGTGCTCCAGGAGGAATTCCCACACGACGGAAAACACCCAGCCCAAACACGAGGCGTAGCCTTTAATCCAAAGAAAAAATTTGTTCATCGTCGAGATGCAAACTCGTTGAAAAAGACGTAGGCGTCAATACCCACGATAGTAAGTATTGCCCGAGGAGGATGCTGATCGCAACAAAAAAATCTTTCATTTCACTTTTGTTAATTGTTGGGTAAGATATTTGTAATATACAAAACTTTGACTGTGGTTACAAAGTGGCGCGACAAGTTGACCCGATTAAATCAGGGTCCTGCACGAATTACGCTTAACGGTCGACGTCACTATGTCACTCCGCTGCCAACGGGACCGGCGCCTTCGGTTACAACAATCATCTCAGAAACCGCATCAGAAGCGAACAAACGCAAGCTGGAGATGTGGTCCAAGAACAATCCGGGTGTTAAGGAGGCTGCCGCAGATCGTGGTACTGCCGTTCACTACGGCATGGAACAATACCTCAAAGGGAATAAAAATCCAGAAATTCCTGCGGAATACGGGGACTTTTGGGCTGGCATGCCATCGATATTGGACCAGTTCTCGGAGGTCCTTTGGGCGGAATCGCCATTACTTGACAAGTTTGATTTTACTATTGGCGCCGACGACGTTGCTCGTGTCTGGGGTTGCGATGATCATGGACGTGCCTGGGCTGGTGCTCCTGACATCATTGGCGTGGTTGGTAACAAGCTTACTCTTGCTGACTTGAAGACCAGCGTCAAACCTTATAGCCGTAAGTGGCCCAAAGACTTGGAGAAAGGTTCGCCCGAATGGAGAGACCTCTTGGGCGGCCACCTGAAATTTAAAAAAACTTGCAAGCAACTTGCGGCTTATGACATTGCTATCACCCAGACTTTGGGTATAAAAGTTCAGCAGGCTGCAATCTTGGTCTCAACGCCAGTACGCACTCAAGTTTTTAAGATTTCTAGGAATTTTTTAAATCTTTTGCATGAAGACTGGTACAAAATAGTAGAGGAGTATTACAAACAAATCGAGGAGATTGGTGGGTATGATGCGGACCTTGTTTGACGACATCATCAAAGAGCTCGTCAAGTGGTGGAAGCGGGTTTGGTTTGAGGCCAGGCTGAAGGCTCGTCTTGACATGGTTGAATTTGACAACCGTGTTGCTGCTGAGTTGGAACTAAAAGAGAAGAATAAGCCGATCTACATTGAACACCCGATCGATCCTGAACTTCAGACCGGTGCCTCTAAAGATTTGGGTGGCGCCATGGAACTTAGGGCTCCGTGGTACAAGCCGGAGGGGGAGGAGGATAGGAAAAATAATGGTTTCGAATGAGTCCAATGAGACTAATTTATCTTAAGGAACGGATAATTACCCCTGAATTTCCGGCCGTAGGATAAAGAGACGCTCAATTCCAGGACCTATGGACATCCATGTTTCCGTAGGTGAGTGGATAAATAGCCTCATGGTTCGCATGGCCAGTGCGGATGATGGGGACTGTTTTTATCTGCCCACCATGATGCATCTCCATGCTTATTCATTGGTGAAAGAGCAGAGTTTTGCTGATAAAAACTTTAAAGTAGAGGTCCAGGAATCCGCATGAAAGACGTGAATCAACAATTGAAGCCTGGTGAAATTCGCCTTGATTACATCCCGTTTGATTGGCCGCTAACTCCGCTGGGAGCAAAGAAAGATCCTTATGTTGCTGGGTGGCAGAACCGTCCTTTCAGCGTTAGGGAAGTAGAAGAAGAGATTGTTGCGGGTAAGTGCAAGGCCATTGGCTTGCTTGGTGGTCCTGTCTTTAACCATCCTTATGGTTTGGTGTGGGTTGATGTTGACGGTCCAAGCGTCTACAAGCTGTTAGAAGAGTTGTCGGAGCTGCCGCTGAAAGATGCGTTGCCTGATACTTTAACAATTCTTAGTGGAAAGAAGGGCGCGAGCGAAAGCTGTACCGCCTTGATCGAGAAAAACACAAGCACTTTGTAAGGAATAAATACACTTGGCACGGAGAAGAGAATAAAGAAAAACTTGAGATTTTGTGGAGGCGTCACCAAGGTGTGTTAATGGGTCTGCACCCAGAGACGGACGGTTACTTCACTGCAGAAGATCAGGGGTTTGAGTGGGGCAATAAATTACCTGAATTTCCGGACTGGCTTCTGGCTGCCATCATCAACAAAAACGTCAAGCACGGTGTCCCGGCAAAAGAAACAACACGAATTGTTGGTCCAACGTTCGCAATTAATAGTGTTGTTGATTTGGACCGTGACATCAAGCTAGCTACAGAAGCAACGTGGGGCATGCCTCCAGAGGTGGCGGATGATTACGACATTTGGATCACAACTGGCCAGGTGTTGCATTCTTTGGATGAATCGTTGCTTGACGTCTGGGATGAATGGTCTAAGCAGTCCGAAAAATATCAAGAAGGTGAGTGTCACAGAAGATGGTTGTCCTTTACGAAGGGTGGTGGTCGCGGCATTGGTTCTTTAATTCACATTGCTAAAGAAAATGGCTGGGTTCCGTCTCGGGATTACATCGCTGAAGGCGTTGATGATGAACAGCTTGATCTTGCTGAGAAATTATTAGAAGAGCTTGATAAGAACGAACTGGACTTAATTCAAGGACCCGATGATCAACTTCCCATGATTATTAATGAACCAGTGACTAAGCCTGTTGCCCATGCTGTAAAAATTCTGCGGGGAAGCGGGGCAAACAAAAACGAGAAGGGGTGAAGAACCATCACCGCGAAATGAACCCGCAGATGTTGTTGCAGAAAGGGTCCTGGCACTGTACGGGGAAAACTTAAAGTACAGCGACAATCAAGGATCTTTTTATATTTATGAGTATCGCTGCGCGGGTCTTTGGTCTCACTTGTCTGAAGTTGAGATGAAGAGTTCAATTAAGGACAAGCTTGAACAGGTGAAAGAAACAACGCTGCCCAAGGGGTACAGCATGCACATGATCAACGACGTCCTGGAGCAACTCAAAATTTCAACACTGCACGAAGAGTGGTATGAAGGTAATGATTTTCTACTGTTTACCAACGGCATTCTGGATGTGAGCAGGAGGGAGTTGCTTGCGTTTGAACGGGATATGTTCATGACACAACAACTTCCATACGACTACGATCCCAGCGCAACTTGTGAACCAATTGTTAAGTGGTTGAAGAGTGCACAAGATAATAACTGGGGAAGGGTCCAGGTTCTGAGGGCTTGGTTGCGGGCAGTACTCTTGAGCCACTCTGAAATACAAAAGTTTGTTGAGATTGTTGGCCCAGGAAAGTCCGGTAAATCAACTTATGCCAACCTGGCCCATGCTCTGGTTGGTGATGAGAACGCCATGATCTCATCTTTGGAGCACCTTGAAAAAAACAGATTTGAAACTGCAAACCTCTACAAGAAAAAACTGCTGCTGTTCAATGACGTTGAACGGTACGGCGGATCAGTTTCTGTGTTGAAGGCGGTGACTGGTCGTGACCTCATCCGTAAAGAGCGCAAGTTTCAAGCTGGTTCCCAGAAGCCATTTAAATTTAATGGCTTGGTAATCATCACTGCCAATGAACCCATTCAAACTACTGATCCAACTTCTGGTCTTGCTCGTCGTCGTCTCACCATTCCTTTTGACCGTCCTTTTACTGGTAACTGTGCAGAGCAGCGAATTCTCATCGACATGGACGACAATGGACGTCCGTTCGGCGATTTTGCAAGTCTTCTGCCTGGCCTGGTGAACTGGGTGCTCGACATGAGTGAAGCGGAGATGCGTGAATATTTAATGGAGACAACGAAGAAAGTTGCGTTCTTTGCCAAGCATCACAGTGAGCAGATCCTTAAGTCCAACCAGATCATGGACTGGATGGAACACTGTGTTGTTTTCGATCCGGGAGTGTCTGCTGCCATTGGCCTGGCAAAACAAGCGCCGTCTGGTTCTACAAACGTTTACGTTTCTTGGAATGAATGGCTCTATGCCAGTTACTGTGAGTTTGCCAGGGCATCCAACAGCAACATTCTTGGTCGTAGTCGATTTGAAACTTTGTTGATGGACGTTTGTGTACATCAGTTGCAATTAAATGTTTATAAATTTAAAGAGCAGCGTCGTGGCTTAAGGATTGTTAATATTGCATGTAGGGCTTCTGATCAGAAATACGCCAAGTATCCATCAATTGTTCAAGTTGGCTTGAATAAAGATGAATGGCGTATTCACTACGGCAACGTTCTGGACAAGAAGACAACTGAAGTAACTGAACCCGATGGAGAAACTAAGTGGGAAACGGACGCCATTTAATCCTGGATTTGTATGAATGCGATCCAGGCGTTCTTGATGACTATGATCTGTTATCGCAAAGCCTGGAAACAGCCTTGTTAATGGCTAACGCAAACATCATCAGGATTTTTGGTGAGAAATTTAAGCCGCAAGGCGTGACTTTGCTGGCTCTTCTTTCTGAATCCCATGCATCAATACATACGTGGCCCGAGATGGGTTATGCGGCTGTCGATTTGTATACTTGTGGCGACAAAACAAAAACACATAAGGCCGCTCAGTTTTTAAAACACAAACTTAAAGCTAAAGTTTCAGAAGAAAAAGAGCTTGTACGGTCAACCACCCCGCTAGATTGTGTATAGTAAATCGGAAACAATCCGATTTTATATGGATAAGAAACCAAAAGTTCTTTGGGTTGGTGACGTTGTTGCCATGACGGGTTTTGCCCGTGTTACAGAAAACGTGATTACCCGGCTTGATGACAACTTTGAAATTGTGGTACTAGGAAATAACTGGTGGGGAGACCCAAGCCCATGGCAGGGGCGCTTCCGAATGTATCCGTCTTCAAACAGGTATCAAACGGCGCCCTTTGGTGAACAGCGCATCAGAGAAGTTGTTGAGCGAGAACAGCCCGATATTGTTTTCACCATTAATGACATGTGGATCATTAATGAACAGTATCGACAAATTGAAGACTTTCATAAAGAGGGCAAGTTTAAATTTGTGGGGTATGCCCCCATGGATTCGTATAACTGGATGGGTTGCCTCTCGGAAACTGCCAATGCTTGGGATGCCATTATTTCTTACACGGAATTTGGTGCGTACGAGTTTGTAAAGGGCGGTATTAATAAGCCAATTGCTGTGATTCCTCATGGCGTAACACCGGGACAGTTCTATCCCATGGATAAGAAGGAGGCGCGTAAACGGCTGGGGCTGAAGGATGACATCTTTATCGTGTTTAACGGGAATAGGAATCAGTTCCGTAAACGGCAAGACATTACAATTTCGGCTTTTGCAAAGTTTGCTAAAGATAAGCCGGAAGCTCAGCTCTACATGCACATGGGTCTGAAGGACCAGGGCTGGGACATCATGTCGGTGTTTGGCAGGGAGATGCAAAAGAACGGTCTTGATCCAAACGGGCGGATCATCATGACCGCTAATACGCCAAATCCTCCAAACGTAGAGGTGGACCTTCTTAATGCGATCTACAACAGTGCTGACATCGGCGTCAACACTTGCAAAGGTGAGGGCTGGGGGCTTGTCAACTTTGAGCACGCAGCTTGTCGCGTAGCCCAGGTGGTGCCGGATCACACGTCCTGCAAGGAGATTTTTGACGGTTACGGCAAGCTGATCCGCTGCGACCACGTTGATGTCGACGTGAACTACGCACGAGAAATGCCGTGTCCCTCCGACGAGCATCTGGCCGAGATTCTTACGGAACTGTACGAAAACAGGGATGAGCTGGCTTCCGTGGCCCAGGCGTGTTACGAGCGTGCAACCGATGAGCAATTCTCATGGGACACAGTTGCATCTCAATTTGGCGGCATCTTTGAAGATGTTTTGAAGGGGGTAGACCACAGCGTTGAAGAACCCGTGGTGATTGACAGTGTGAAAAAGCGGCGAACAAAGAAGAAAAAGAAGGAGTTGGTATCTGCATGAACGCATGAAGGCATGAAGGCAGCCCCGTAACCCCCCGTCGTTTCCATTGGAGCGGCGGGTTTTTTGTACCAAGATTGTCTCAGGTTGTGTCTCAAGTAAGTAGGGGGAGCCGGAAATTTGGGCGTTTGTGCAGAAAACACACAATAGAACCAATTTCGTTTATTAGTGGAGCGCGGTACATTTTGACGGTTTTGTCGTAACCTATTATCTGTCTCATGAGACTCATTGTAAAAAAGAACAATAGATTACGACAAAACGCCGGAAATGTACCGAGCTTTATAATTAAGTGAAATTAATCCTATTGTGTGTTTTGCCTCACAACTACAAACCGCTCCCGCCTCTGTGGTACCTCCAGGAAAAGCTTGAGCTGACAGACGAGCACCCAAGTGGGCTGCGCTGGACCCACAAGAATCGTTTTGTGACAAGGCAAGACAAGCAAAGCGGCTTCTATTTGGTTTCCATCGACAACGATGTCTACCTGGCCCATCGCATCGTCTACTGCCTACGCACGGGTCAGTGCCCCGACAAGCACAGCGTCAAGCATGGCTACACAAACCGAGAGCTGGACAACCGCTTAGACCTTGAGGTGTGCTACCGGCCAGTTCGTAAACAACGCAAGCCTTCCTGGAGCTGGGACTGATGGCAAACCTGTCGTTTGAAAACGCCAAATCAAATTTCCGTTATGTGCGGGACATCGACTCCCTGGACGATTCTCAACTTAAGTCTCATGGTTATTACAAAGGTTACCCATGCCCTCACCACCACATCATTCGTGATCTAAACCAGCATTGGTGCTATCACTGCGCCATAAAAATCAAATCAAATATTTGTGGATTCAACATCAACCTGATACATCGTTACTACCATTACAAATACGAACGGCTTTGGAAGAAGGTAGAAATCCTCGATCCAAAAGAGTGTTGGGATTTGAATCTTCCTGGTAGCCGCAGCCCCAAAAGAATCAACTTCCCTTCTTACCGTGCGTTTTATACGGGCAGGGCGTCGGAAAATGTAACGCCTCACAAACTGATTTACCAGTGTGCGTGGGGGAACGTGGGGGCCATGACTGTGACACGGATCTGCGGAAATCCTTGGTGCGGCAACCCGCTTCATATGGTTTCCAACTGGAACATTGGCATGCCTCCCAGTAAAATCACCCCACTCGTTTTAGAGTTCAAGCCAGAATTCCTGATGTTAATGAATAAGGCCTTGCGCCTTGGGAAAGAACAAGAAGTTATTGAGCGCTATTACAGGCAAACTGTTAGACATCCATTCTTTGCTCCGGAGCCGCCAGATTACGACGAGGGCTAAATACTGGCCGCTTACAATAAATAAAAGAAGTTAATACTGCTGTAGTGACCAATCAGACGCAGCGTACACAAGCAAATCCCCTGGTGTTGGGCACGTTTGCCACTACACGTTTGCGTCATTTACGCGGAACATTGGGTCCAAAGTACCAGGTGCAAACCAATGGTTATGGCGGTGGTACGTTTAATCATTGGTATCAGATTAATATTGCCGATCCTGCCTGGATCATTTTAAAAAAGGAGGGCCAAGACCTAAATATATTCAAGTTTCTGCGTATGATTTAAACAAGACGCCCATTCAGGGTGATCCGATTTTTGATGCTGATTCAATCCGAGACGGTTTGAATAGAGCTGGGGATGTTTATATTCCGTACCTTGATACGGTCATGTCCACTGGGTCTGATCTTTACAACACCTTTGATCGTAGACGTCTTGATCTTGGTGATGATCGTTATTACCCCTTGGGTACTGGAAGCTATCTTGTTTGCGTTTCGTCTACCCGTAATGAAACGCTTGATTATGAGTTGGGGGTTGTTGTTGAGTTCCCCCAACTGAAGTTTTTATCCAATTAGAGGATGAAGATGTTCTTTCCATCCTTGCCACAGAAACAGCAATTGATGATACAAAAACCGTTATCATTTCTTCTCCTGTTTCTGTTAATACAACAATTTCTTCTAATATTAATAAGCCAAACGGATTTACTGAAACATCTTGTACAATTAACTCCGGCATAACTGTTACTATTCTGAGCGGATCCACCTGGTTTATTGGCGATCAAATCCCGTCTGACCAAGCCGATGAGTTTCAAGTTTTAGCTGAACCCGGGGACGATGCTTATTTTGATACGATCCACGATCATTCCTTGTCTGATTGGACACAGGCTTGGCAGGACGAACACGGGCCAAATACCGTTCTTCCAGGTATCTTTGATTCGTTGCTAAACAGGTTGTGATTGAAAACTTAAAAAATCTTTTGTATTTTATTTTCAAAACACAAAAGAAAACAAAATCATTAGAGTGTTATTGCAAGGAGCAACCTTGGGCGCCGAGCTGTAGAGTTTACGACAACTGATGAATAGTGGCAACATACAGACAACAACGGCACAAAAAGATTGGGATGACTTTTTTGCCGGATGGAATGATCCTCAAGATGCGCTTGAAACCTTGGATTCATACGAAGAAAGGGTGCGTGTGGCTTGCGAGCTTAGCGGTCGGCAAATCAAAAAGACAGCTAAGCGATTGGATGAATCAAAGAAAGAAACGGTCCGTGTCACGGTTGAATTTGAATTTGACCGGTAGGTTTGGTCCCAAGACACAAGCGATTGCTATACGGCAAGTTCGTCAGTGGGTTAATGAACTTCCTGCTGGTGATTCAATTTGCTTACGTTGTGAATCAGCGTTACCCGATAAGCAATTTCGTGTTTGGCAAAAGTGGTTTACAAAACACGAAGACTTGCGTTGGGAAATATCAGAAGAACATAAATCTTTTTTCTTTTATAAGTCAAGGTTTGTAGAATAAAAGAAATGGATTATACCCATGGAAAAAATTCGTGATTACTTAGAAGTTGCGTTGGCCATTCACGCCGCTGCTTCTGTCATCTGCGCTTTGACCCCCACGCTCAAGGACGATCAGTTCCTTGGTAAGGCTTATAAAGTGCTGGAGTTTCTTGCACTGAACATTGGTCGTGCAAAAGATCGCTGATTAATTGGGCAACGCCTGAAACCAGAACGTTGTCCCTCCCTGTTTTTCTACCCAATCTCTTGTTGCGTAAGCCTGTTCCTTTGACAGGGTTGCGCATTTTTTTCGCCGTCAACTTCCCAGCACATATTCACCCTGATGCAGGGTTCTTTGTACTTTTTCACTATGCGTAATCCCACCTCACGCGTGGTTTCCCAAGCCTCATTCCAAGATGCACAAATCCACGTTCAGCGCCATATCCAAGGGAATACGGCCAGTTCTTATCACACCAATCTTGAACAACATGGACATCTACACCTTTGATATAAAAGTCAACGGCGCCCACATCAGGGCCAGAATATAAATGTTCTGAATTTTTTGCGCCACCAACCGATTGGTTAACCTTTGGCGGACGGTTGCCACTTGTAATAATGATTGGTTTATTTCCAAATTGCGAACGTGCTTTTTCCAGGAAGCGGCAAATTTCTGTTGCTGTTTCGCATTGATATTGCTTGGTGAATCGCCGGGACTCTTCGTTGAGTGTCAGTTCGCCATAAGTAATGTGAGGAGTGATCTTGTAACTAAATGGGCTCCAGGGGGTAAACTTTTGTGCTTGTTCAGGATCCGTTGGTTTGACCGGTGCGCCACTACTGCCTAGCTTTTGATCCATGATTTGGATCAGTTTGGTGCTGTAGTTGGGATCAGTGGCGTATCCTTCTTTTGTTAAAAGCTGTGCGCATTCATTTCTGCTGTTGGCACGATTGACACCCTTGTATCCTTGGTAGTCCTTGTACCAACGCTTTACTAAATAATCTACGCATTCATATAGATCGGCAAAACATTTGAACCAGGCTCCAACTGTGACTTCTTTGCCGTTATAAACTTCTTTTGTTTGGACAAGACAACCGCTTCCCTGCAAGCCTTTGATGCCAAAGTAATTGTGGTTGCAAGATGTGGCGACGCCCCAGCCACTTTCTAATGCCCATTGAGCCGCCAAGACTTCAGGGTATTTTGCGCCGGCTTTTGTTGCGGCGGCAATTACACCTTCCCAGTCATTATTAAATTCTTCTTTTGGAGCCTCTCGATATTTATTTGCAAAGGTCTCCAAGATTTCCAGGGGAATGGTATCTTGCAACCATTTCCAGGCTTCTGATTGATGTGGCAATTCTTTAAAGTGTTTTGCCGCATCTTTTAATTGGATGGACATGTGCCTAAAGCTGATAATCCAACTTTAGGCCAAGTCAACTAAATCAAACGTTAGCTGCACGCTCAGCGGCTAGCTCGTCTTCCGAAACGGGTGTTTCTTCCGGAGCAAATTCAAGAGTATCTACAAGTTGGCCAATCAAACCAGCGGAATAGCCAATCAGATTGCCGTCGCCTGTAGCACGAGCGGAACCAAATGAATTGATGGCCGAGATCAGCTCAGACTTTTTGCAAGCCATAACGAAGCAATAACTTCAAAAAGTATAACAAAGATCACCAAGGTACGCCAGCAGAAGAAGTCGGGTGAATCTTGGTCTGAATTTGATTATGCAGTGCTTCTTCAATGGTAACCACTTGATCAACGCCAAGAGCAGCTAACACCCAATTAACAACCTGTTCTTTGGTCAAGCTGGAGAACGGGGTAAAAGAAGCTGGGTCGGGCTCACCTAAACCAACGCTGCCGTAGCAACCGGCGCTTTCACCGTCTTCTGTTCAGAGAAGCCGTCCAGTGAACAGTGTAAACGGCGCCATCGGGACAAGTGTCACCATCGGGCAGGTGACGCTCCATGTTGGCAATATCCCAGGAAACTTGAGACATAACAAAAAATATTTTCTCCTATTCTACAACTCTGGCATGTCATATTCTTTGGTTGTGTTGCAGTAATGTTTGAAAATAATTTCTGACGTATTCCCGGCCCATAAAGCTACTTGAGGTACGGGAATACCAGCTTTAATCCAACGGCTAATTGCCGTATGCCTACAGTCGTAAGGACGATACATATGAGAAATTAATTCGGCTTTGTGGAGCGGCTGTAATTTTTTACGAAAGTAACTTTGAAACGCAAGACGATCCCAAGGGAATATGTATTCTTGCTCCTGCGGAAGTTTTGTTAGTATTTCCTGACATTTATTGTTCAGCGGTACCCATCTTTTCTTATTGGTTTTGGTGCTATTTTTCAAGCCGTGTGTCAACGTCCAGTTTGAATGGACCAGGATTTTATTATCTTTAATGTCATCCCAACGTAATGCCCTAACTTCTCCTGTACGCATAGCAGTTTGAATCATGAATTCCGTATACCAAGCCCAATTAACTTTTTTGTAAGTCAGCTTTGCTTCCAAAGCGGCAAGCACCAACCCCACTTCATTTCTTGGGATGACAATAATTTCTTCATCCCTTTGAGGAGCCTTTGGCATTTTGAAACTTGCCAGGGGATTCTTGTCTAGATAGCCCACATCCTCCTGTGCAGCCCACCTAAACATTGTTTTGGTATACATGGCCACGCGCCTGGAAGAAAGCACTGGCTTTTCTCCCAGCACCCAGATCATGATTTTTCTGGCTTCATTAAAATCTTGAATTGGGCAGCGGGCTAACCACTTACCAACTTGCTTGTAGTCTGAATCAAGACTGGTGGGACACAAGGAAATAGAACGCTCCTCCATGAAGGCGTCCCATAGTTCCGTCAAGGTGGTTGGCATGAGTTGAAATGGTTGCGAGGGTGGCACACTAATGCACCACCCGACGCATGTCAACACCAGCGCCAGAGTTGAAGGTGACTAAGGGGTTCTGCCAATTGATCTTTGGTCAGCAAGAAAGTCTTCCCAGCCTCTTCCTGAGATGTACTCAAGATGATGAGGTTTCATCGTTTGCTTTGCGCGAGGGTAGTCAGGCGGGATGTCCCAGACTGCGTGAAGCTTCACGAAGTTGCCGTTGCCGTCGCTTTCCACGTCGTAGGTGGGCGAGAAGTCGTTTGGAGTCCAGAGAACTCTTGGCATGGTTTTAGTGGAAGCGACTTAATCTGAGCAGTGCTTCATCAGCCTGAGCGAGTCAAGTCATCAGTCGATGAAGGCTTCCAGCTCTTCATCGGCGTATCGAACTGACTTTGGTGTAATGGGACCTTCTTTGTCGTCGGCTGAATAGACTTCTTCCGTTGACTCTCGGCAGCAATGCCGCTGAGTGGGTTTGTGTCTGCTGCCGCAATGTCAGAGAGGTAATCTTGTTCGGTCATGGTTTCTAGGGAACTGTGGCCATGGGGCAGGAGGCGCAAACTCGCTGCCCTACCACATTACAGCAAAAGGCAACCATCCGGGATTTCGATAGTTGCCCCACGCCTCGAAACGAGTAGGACTTCTGGGCTTAGGCCAAAGTTTGCTCGATTGCCTTGCGGTTCGCAAACCCCCAAGCTGCGGCAGCACCAGCGTTCCATTCCCGGCGGATCACAGGCGCGACATAGCCCTCGTCACCTTCTTGCAGGGTGCGGTCGTAGCCCTCGGGATAGACGGCATCGTCAAAGGTCACGTAGTCGTTGAGCAGCCCGGTTAAAAACGCGGATTGCTCTTGGCTGCTGGTTGCTGCCTGCAGGTCTTCAATGGTGTTGATCAGCATGGGGAAGCAAGGCCCATGTGGGCCAATCCGTTCTGACCATCAGCATGGCGCACATGGCCCATCCAGGCAATTTGACAGGAGCGCCAACCCTCATAGTCCTCGTGCGCCAGGAGCAGCCGTAATTTGCGGCGTTGCCGAATCATGCTCTGACGCTTGATCAGCTTGAATTTGCGGCGGATGCGAAAGCCGCAAAAGGTAACGCCGCGCTCCACTGGGCCCAGGCTCCATTTGCCAATGCGCTGGCCCATCTCTAAATCCACAAACGCGCAAATTTCATCCTTTAAGGCCAAGCCGTCAGCCTTGTTTGCCACAATGATTACTGCATCGTCCATGTAGCGGACAAAGTTGCCAATCCCTTTGGCTGCAATAAAGCGATCCAGCTTGCCGCCCCAATAGTTGGCAAAGGTCTGACTGGTCAATGCTCCAATCGGCACGCCTTTTGATTGGACTGACAAAACCTGCTCAATCAGCAGCAGCGTTCGTCGGCATGTGATTTTTTTGCCCAGATGATTCAGCAGTAGGTCCTGAGGAATTGACGGAAAGAACTTGCTAAAATCCACGTGAAGCACCCAGGCGTCTGGGTTTTGGCGCATCAGCTGTTGCATCCGCGTTACGCATTTGTGTGTGCCAAGACCAACCCGGCAGGCAAAGACCTGGGGCATCATGGCGGCATCAAGGATGGGGCCGACCACTTGAATCAAGGCGTGATGAAGCACGCGGTCGCGGAAGCTCTGACACGCAATCGTCCGCTTTTTAGGGTCAATGATGTCAAACTGAAGCTGTGCATCAGGCCGCCACGCGCCTTCAATAAGACGAAGCTGCAGCTGCCGAAGATTGGCCAGCGCGTATTCCTTAAAACGCAAGTAGGAACTGCTGTAGGTTTTACCTCGCCGGGCTTCTGCGTAAGCCGTCAGCAGGTTTTCCCAGGCGTAAATCTGCTGGTAAAGATTGCGAAACTTCTGGCCCATTGGAAGGTAGCGGCAGGTTTCGATGGACTACTCCCTGCCATTGCCACCACTCGGCCCTGAGTTTGCCGAAGCTGGTCTTGATGGCTGGCACCTGGTAGGCACCGGCCTGCTGCCCCGTAGAAACAGCAGAGCGTGGTGGTGTTTGGCAGTGGCCACGGCCGCAAAACGCGCCCCAATGTTGTTGTTGGAGTTCCAGGGAGTGTTGTTCCAGTTGGCGTTACGTGAGCCGGAGTTGGCCCCGTTGTTCCAGTTGCCCCCCAGGATGACGGCGCTCCCATCAAGACCGCTCACACCTTGGCACCTTTTTGTGCTCTTGCAGCCGCTTAATCCAGCTGCCGAGCATGGCGCCAACCTCACCCACCAGGGCCTGACTGGTCTCCAGCTGGTGCTCGGTCATCAGCTTGCGCTTGTGATGCACCATGAAGCGCAGCAGCAACCGCAGCTGGCCCAGGCTGCCATCGAGCACGTAGCAGCGGCTGAGCTGGTTGGCCTTGATGGCGTCGTTGAGGTGCTCGGCCACCAAGAAAAGCTGGCGGATGAACAGCTCGCGGAAGGTGCCGTGCTTGCGGGGAATGGTTTGAGCGAGCGGGTAGAGGTAGTCGATCACCCGCTCGTACTTCTCGACCATGTAGAGGCCATGAGCCTCCTTGGAAGGGTCCGCAGAGGCTCGCTTGCTGGTCATTGGCAGTCGGCGCTGTCGCGCCTCCTATCCAAGTACCAAGTGCCCGGCCGCAAAACGCGCCCCAATGGAGTTGTCGGAGACCCAGGGAGTGTCGACCCAGTTGGCGATACGTGAGCCGGAGTTGGCCCCGTCGCTCCAGTCGCCCCCCAGGATGACGGCGCGGGCATCTGTTGAGTAGACGCTGCCTCGACCCTCTGTGCTCGCTGTCCAGGCCCCGCCAGAGCCGTTGCCGCTGGTGTCTGCACCCCACTGGTACATGACACCTGTGGCTTGCGCCAGGCCAAACTTGCTGGCCCGCTCCCAGATCACCGTGCCAGGGTCAGTGCCGCGGCTGCCAGCCTCCGGGGCGCCAAAGGCAGCGGCAGCAAACTCCGCATAGAACGGAAGACGCTTGCCAAAACTGGCTGCCATCTCCGACGCCTCGTACCAGGTGAAGCTGCCGTAGGTGGTGCTGCCGTTACCGCCGTACTGGGCGGGCACCAAGGGAGCACTGGACCCGTCTGCAATGGTCAAGCCGATCTTGCTGCTGGGCACCGCAGAGAAGGTGCTGCCGGCATAGCTGGTCGCGCCTGCCAGATACAGGTCGATCCAGAACGCATCGTTGATGCAAGCCATGCCACGGGGGTCCGGGCAGCTGGGCCGGTAGGTCAGATCCCAAATGCTGAACTCCAGGATCTCGGCGGAGCCAGTTGGGCTGCCGTTGTTTTCAGCCGTGGGCCGACCGCTGGGAATGTAATGAAAGCCGCCCACGATGGATCCGCCTGTGGCTCCTGCGGGTGCAGTTATGAAACTTGCATCAGCTACCAATGCACCAGAAGTTGGATGTTGCCAGATGGCGTAGTCGGTGTTGTTGGTAAAACTGCCGGGCATTGTTACAGCAGTGGCACTACTGTAGAAGTATCCGTTAAATGCTGCATTGGCAACAATGCTAATTGCCGTGCTAGAAGTTTTATAAAACAATGAACCACGTTGCAACGGTGGTCGCTTATTGAACCCTTTTAGAATGTTGTAACCACCATTAACTTGAAGTAGAGCGTCGCCAGACGCACTAGACGTGCCCACTAAGAGCCTGCCGGAACTGTCGATGCGGGC